CATGCGGCTCTCCGCAGTCGCATTCTTCAAACAAATCGATGATGGCCTGATAACCGTCGGCGGAATAATAATCACGATTGCAAGCGATGAACTCCTCACGAAGATCTGAAGCGGTGTAAATTTTTTTGACTAACATTGTTTTTTTCCTCTTTCTTTCTATTCCTTTTGTCAACACTTTTGTTGACATGCTCACTATAGCACGGCGGTATATTGCCGTCAATATCTTTTCATAAAATAATTAAAAAAATATTATTTTCTCTTTTTGTGCTTGATCGATTCCAGGGAATGCAAGGAAAAAAGGGAAAGCACGCTTTCCAGCTGCTGGAGGATACCGGGATATTATAAGATATATACAAATAGTATTTATATATAAATATTATTTATTTACTCTTTACAACTTTTATTTATCACTTAGAATAAGCTTTACTATTAAGGTATATTTACTTTTTCAACTTCTACTTATTTATAGAGTATGCTCTACTCTTTTATTATGAATATTTGTCTATTCTTTCCAGGTATTTATTTATTCATTATTTGTTTATCAATAGACATTGTTTTCCTATAATCAATGGGTATTGTTTCTTTATTATTTGATGATAGGGGTAAAGTAAAAATGCTTTACCCTGTATACCGGTATACCGGTAACTGATGAACGGTTATTGAATAACCGATGAAAACGTAATTAATATTTGATGAAAAGATAATTCATATTTGCGTATGATCTGGAATCATGCCTGGAAAGATCAAAAACAGGTAAATAGCAGCGGAAAAGAGATAAAAAACACTGTTTTATTGTTCTCTTTTCCTATTGTCTTTTTACTTTTCAGTTTGTGGACGCTGTACAGTGTGCAGTGTGTAATGTTTGTGCATTTACTTCTTTTTTTACCGTCGTGTCCACCCTGGCGGGGTAGGGGAGGGCAGGATATTTGCGCGGGGTTAGTCCTCTCTCCACCCTCGAACTATATGTGTACTTTGTTCTACATATCTATTGACACTTCCCCTATTTTCCATATACTTGAAGGTAGGAGGACGATATGGAAGTAAACATTCATGAGTTATTGCATATATTGAGATCGGAGAATGGGAGGAAGATCACAGAGATTGCGGAGGAAACAGGATTTTCCAAGCAGTTTGTATCGGACAAGCTGAGAGCGAAAGAGATGTATGTCCGGACAGCGAGTAAGCTTCTGAGTGCATTCGGGTACAGGTTAGTTGCAGTACCAGAGAGCACAAAGGTCAGAGACAGCTGGTACGAGATCGTTTAAGGAATAGAAGGAACAGGAAGCGAGGGAAAGAAGGAAGGCAAAAGCGATGATTTACGGATATGCGAGAGTCAGTACGACCGGGCAGGCGAAAGAAGGAAACAGTTTAGAGTTTCAGGAGAAGGTGCTGCGGGAGAACGGAGCGGAAGAGATATACAAGGAAGCGTACACGGGCACAAAGAAGAGCAGGCCAGAGCTGGACAAGGTTATTGCGAAGATGCAGAAGGGCGATGTGCTTGTTGTTGCGAAGCTGGACAGGTTTGCCAGGAGTGTAAAGAACGGGTTGGAGATTGCGGATACGATTGCGGAGAAGGGATGCACGTTAAAGGTGCTGAACATGGGAACGTTAGGAGTGTTCGACAATTCTCCGAGCGGGAAGCTTGCAAGGGCGATGTTTCTTGCCTTCTCAGAGTTCGAGAGAGATATGATTGTACAGAGGACGCAGGAAGGCAAGGCGATTGCAAAGGCAAGGAAGGGCGATGCGTACAGAGAGGGAAGAAAGAGTCTTCCGGAGGATGTTATCGCAGGGATAAGAGAAGGGAAGACATACCAGGAGTTAGGTATCTCCCGGAGTGTCTGGTACAAATACAGACAAGCGTAATATTTATATAAAAAAAATAAGACAGACGAGTCCGTCAAGACGGATTACGGGTTCAAAGGAACCGGCATCTGCGAGAAGAGTGCACTTTTAGGGAACAAAAGGTGCACTTTCCGAGTGTCGGTTCTTTTTGTTCCTTAAGAAAGGAGAGAGGAAGAAGAAAGAATGGAGGAAAAGAAGAAGGATTTCGCAAAGCTGTATGCAAATATGCTTCAGGCATCGGCAAAGGAACCGGAAAATATCTCTGTTTTTCGGGATATTACGGATCTGTTTGTTATCTGGGCAAGGACGGAACCGAGAAACAGGGAGCCGTTTCGGGAAACCAGTGTTGTATTAAACCGGATGTCTGCGGCAATGCAGAAGTTTGTGCAGGAGAAGAATTATACGCAGGCCGAAGAGTTCCGTGTTGCGATATACAAGCTGTTAAAGTTTTCCGCGCTTCAGAATTTCGATCATTTCATGCAGGCAATGGAATACGACAGGGATCCGGGTTCAAGATTCTATGTTCCGAGACGTAAGGTGTTAAAACCTACGGTAGATGCGATTCAGGCGCTGGAGGAAGGACATTTGCAGGAGATATTTCTGTCTCTGCCTCCGCGAGTCGGAAAGACAGCTCTTACGACGTTTTACATGCTGTGGAAGTTCGGAAGGGATTCGGAACAGAGCAATCTGTATGTTTCCTACTCCGACAAACTTACGACCGCGTTTTACGACGGCGTTATGGAAATGCTGATGGACGAGTATACCTACCATTGGAACGATATATTTCCTTCTGCCAAGCTTGCGGGCAAGAATGCGAGGGATTTAACGCTCGATATAGACAGAGAGAAGAAATACCATACCTTCACCGCAAGATCGCTTTACGGTACCTTAAACGGAGCGACAGACGTATCTCCGGGAGGTCTGCTTGTTGCGGATGATGTTCTCTCAGGAATCGAAGAAGCCCTCAATCCGGACCGGTTGGACACAGCGTGGAACCATGTCGATAACAATATGCTTACCCGCGCAAAGCCAAGGGCGAAGATCATGTGGGTAGGAACGCGATGGGCAAACGGAGATCCGATAGGAAGACGGATAGATTTGCTTCAGCACGACAGGAAGTATGCAAGGCGTAAATATGCAATCATCAACATCCCGGCGCTGGACGAAAACGATCATTCTAACTTCGAGTACGACGACCCCGAACTGTCGATGACAACGGAGTATTTCTTACAGAGACGGGCAAGTTTCGAGAAGAGCGGGGATTTCGCAAGCTGGCTCGCCCAATACCAGGGTATGCCAATCGAACGCGACAGCGGATTGTTCGAGGTAGGAAATCTCAACTATTACAACGGTGTCCTTCCAGACAGGGAACCGGACAGAGTGTTTACGGCAATCGACCCGGCGTTCGGAGGCGGAGACTATACGGCAGGTCCTATCGTCTATCAGTACGATCAGGAGTATTATGTCGCGGATGTCATTTACAGCAACGGTGCAAAGAACGTTACCCAGCCCCTTATTGCCTCCAAAGCGGCAGAACACGGCATTACGGCGATGCGGATAGAGGCAACGAAGTCTACGGAATCGTATGTCGAGGGTGTCCAGGAGTGCATGAAGAAGATCGGGTACCATCTTCCGATTGTCACAAAGTCAGCACCTACGAGTATTGCGAAGGAAATGCGGATCAAGGACGCTGCACCGGACATTATTTCTCATTTCATCTTTCTCGACACCGGCCACAGGTCGAAAGAATACGAACAGTTTATGAACAATGTGTATTCTTTCAAGGCAAGCGGAAAGAACAAGACGGACGATGCACCGGATTCCCTTGCGATGACTGCGAAGATGGCATTTGAAGGTACTGTACCGAAGGCCTATGCGTTCCGCAGACCCGTTTAAGGAACAAAAAGTGCTAAAAAAGTGTGTTTTTAGTGCGAATTGCATAAATATTCCGTACTATTATTGACAAATACTGAAAAATTGCTATTTAGAATATAGAAATACTGTTTTTTTGCAAAGGAGGATACGCAATGGCAAACAATGTACCGAAATATTCTTCCTTTGAAAACGGCTCGTTCACAGGAAGAACGAAGATTCTTTTGGATTTCGACTATGTGAACAGCGAAAATATCCGAGATGTGCTCGAAAAAGCACTTCAGATTCACAATTTGAACCGGGTTAAGATTGATTATCTCTGGAATTATTACAAAGGGAAACAGCCTGTATACGAAAGAATCAAGGAAATCCGGGAAGAGATCAACAACAAAGTATGCGAAAACCGTGCTTTTGAGATCGTTTCGTGGAAAGACGGATATTTTCTGGAAGAACCAATCCAGTACGTTGCCACAGGCGTAGACGATAACCTGGATGCGCTCAATACCCTGAATGACTGGATGCGGGATGCGGACAAGGAAACTGCGGATCTGGAACTTGTAAACTGGCTCCATATCTGCGGAGTCGCGTATCGCATTACAAATTCAACAAAAAAAGAGAGAGAACCCAAGGAAGCACCTTTTTACACTTATAGTCTCGACCCGAGAGACACATTCGTTGTCTATTCGAGTCGCATTGTCGGTAATCCTCCTATTATGTGTTGCAAATATACGGTCACAGAGGACGGAGAGGCCATATATTCCTGCTACACCCCGACAATGTATTACGAACTGACGGGAAACGGCGAGATAGCAAACGCGGAACTGAACATCACAAAGTCGGAACCGAACATGCTCAAGGCGTTACCGATAGTAGAATATATCGCAAACCCCGCAAGATTGGGC